TCCTCTAGTGTTGCTGCAACTTCATCAATAAATATTTGATCATGTCGCTTTGCCTCTTCTGGTGTTAGCATAACAGACTCACCATTAAATCTGTTAACTCTTTTTTCTGTTCTTTCTGTTTTTGTCATATCCTATATTCTCATGGATTAGGGTTATTGTCAACCTTTTTTATTATTGTTTCAGTATATGGATTTCCTGCCCAATTTGTTCTTTGTTCTTTAACTACATCGATCGGCGTTTCAAGAGCCTCGGTCCTTGGGTGTAGTCTGATAAACTCGTCCCAATGTGCATACATAAAATCGTTCCAACAACCTTGACTACAAAAGTGGGACCAACAATTATTCGCGTTCCAATTATTCTGAGCAATCTTTCTGGTCCTTAAAACCTTAGAGCCCTTGACACCTCTTATTCTGTCCTGTGTTTTATGTGTATGACATTTCGGACCATGACACCAATTATAATCACTCATTTTCTTAACCACTCTTGATGTTGTCTTTCATATCTTCTTAATCTTTCATTTTGGTCAACACTTGGTAACATTGCCCAAAACATAAAAACACCACTTGCAGTAATTAATACTCCAAGAGTAAAGTCATAATGTAATGCTAAGATAACTCCTAACATTAAAAGTATATATCCACATAAACCAATTAATAATTTCATTAGTGCCTCACTTTCCAACTTGTTGTTGCTGTTCTATATCCATGTGCGTCCATGTCATAATAAACATAATACGCAATACCTTTTTTTGATGTTCCATATCTTGATTTATCATCATGTTTGCCTTGTCTTGTTATGTGCTTTTTATCCTTGTTAGAATAATAAGTTATATAAAATGTTTTAGTCATATTTCTTTTTCCTTTCTATGGGTATCCTATACTAAATAGGATACCCTGTCAACTATTAATTTATAGTTTGTTGCATTTGTTTTTTAGCAATAGCGATTTTTTGATCTCTAGTTAAGACCTCTTTATCTTCCAAAAGACTAGCCAGATTTTCTGGGCTATAAATTGATAAAGCCAAACTAGAACTCTCATTCATCATTGTTTCATTTAAAACAACTCCGATTTTATCTGCAAGTGCTTTTGCTTGATCGAATGTTCTATAAGATTTTAAACCTAATCTTAAAGTTTTCATCTTGCCCTCAACATAACTATATAATTGTTGATGTTCTTTAATTACATTGTCGGCACTTGAAACATACATCTTAAAAAAGTTTAGAGTATTTTCATCAACTTTAAATTGTCTTGAATGACAATAA